CTGGATGGACAAATATTATCAAATAGAGAATCTCCAGATAAGTGAAGACAATATGTATTTGCATTTATTTTGTTCATTTGCTCAAAATTATGTGTAATGTTTATATCACAAGCAAAGTTAAATAGGCTAAAAAGATTGGAAGGCAAGACTAATAAAAAAGGTCAGCCTTTAGCTATATCTAATTTTGCAGAAAGTGTTATTGAACTTGACAACATTATGCAGCAAATTACAATAACTAAAAGAAAAGAAATTACAAAAGCAGCAGAGCCTATTGCACTTGCTGCTTATAGAAATCATGTTGAAATATCTACTAAACCACATAAATTTTATGTAAAAGGTAAAGGTTTAAAGTATAATATAATGCCTGGTAATTTACGTCGCTCAATACAAATAGTAAGTGATGTAAAAAACTTTAAATATTTAACTTCCGCTATTGGACCATTGTATAAAGATGCTGGTAGTGGAGTTACATTAAGTAGTGAGGCTAAAGCAGATGGCTTTTATGCTCACATGATTTATGGCAGTACAAAAGCATGGGTAAAAAGAGTTAAAAACCTTGCAGAAAGAGCAAGTCAAATGGCAGTAATAAATAAAATGTCTGGCGAAGCTCTTAAAATGGCAAAACAATATCCTCGTAAATTTTGGGAGTTATGATAGGTAAAGTAATATACGGGAGATTGACAACTGATGCAGCAGTAACTGGTATTTGTGGATTAAATATCTTTCCAGACATTGCTCCACAGAATGTCCAATATCCTTTTATGGTTTATACTGTCGTAAATTCTTTGCCAGTTGATTACAAAGATGGACAAAGTAACTTAGAAGAAATCAATGTGCAGATAGATGTATATACTAATAATTACGAAACTACACAGACACTTGCAAACAATGTGCGCAATAGGTTGGATAGATTTGTAGGAACGGTAAATGGCATTGCTGTACAAACATTAAAATATATGAGCTCTGACAGTCAAGTGTATAATGCTGATTTAAATGTTTACTGGATGAGTGTTGATTTTATGGCAAAAATGAAACGATGAAACTAAGATTATTAAAAGAATGGAATGGAAAGGCACCAGGTAAAGTAGGTGTGTTTTTATCTGAATATGGTGAGCAAATGATAAAGGATGGCATTGCAGAACTACTTGATGAAGACTTTGTTGTTGAACAAATGCCGCAGAAAGAGGAGACTAAGCAAGATCCAGTTTACATTCCTATTCCAGTGCCTAACTCATATTTCAATGACGAAGAGCAAGAAGAAAAAATTAATAAACCAAAAAATAAATAAAAATGGCAACTACTGGCATAATTAATGGTACGTTGATGCGACTATACAAAGATAGCACTGCTATCGGTTACGCAACATCCTGCCAAATGAACATCTCCGCAGCCATGCGTGAAATCTTAACAAAGGATTCAGCAGCTGGAGGATGGAGGGAAGTAAAGAAAGGTCAACTCTCTGGCACACTGTCCACAGAGGCATTATATGCAGGCCCTGGTGATTCTTCCACTAATTACTTATTTGATGATCTCTTTACCGACTTAATATCGGGCACAGCATTGACTATTAAATTTACTACAGATGTTAGCGGAGACAATGTGTTTACAATGTCTGCTATTTGTACATCATTAGATTTAAATGCAGGTGTAGAAGAGAATACAAGCTATTCAGCATCCTTTGAGGTTACTGGTGCAATAGTAAAAACAGTAAAAGCATAATTTTAAATCCTAACACATGAAAACAATAACAATAGCCAACACATCCATACCGATTAAATTTGGTATGTATGTGTTAGGTACATTTCTAAGGGAGAGGAAACTTAAATTAAGTGACCTTTCCCTTTTAGGAGAAGATCTCTTATTAGCTCTTGAACTTGCCTTCTCCGGTGTTGAACATGGTTACAAAGCCAAAGGGGAGAAATGCCCATATACTTTGCAATCATTTTGCGACTTGGTAGATACAGACATGGGAGGAATTTCTCGCATTATGGAAATGATTTCAAATGAAATTTCACCACCAGAAGATGAGAGCCAAAAAAACGTAGTGGCGAAGGAGGAGAGCTCACACTTGAATACATCGAACGCTTTTGTTTCGGAGTTTTAAGGTTTCTTCCTTCGCAATATTACGAAATGAGTTTTAAAGAGGTCGTTATGGCTATGCAAGGTTATAACAATTTCTTTGAACAACAGGAGCAAAACGAATGGGAAAGAATACGATGGCAGACAACACTTTTACTAAATGTGCATACCGCAAAAGGTAAAAGTTTAAAGCCAAAAGATTTAATCGAGTTTCCATGGGAGAATCCTACAAAGAAAGAAACTAATAGAAGTTTGACAAATAATGACAAGTTAATATTTGACAAATGGGATAAAGAAGAATAAATGGCAATAGGTAAACTACTTTTAAAGCTGGGTATTGATACCACTAATCTTGACAAAGAATTAGGTAAGGTAGAAAAGTCTATGACAAAGTTTGGACAAAATATGTCTAACCTTGGCTCTACTTTAACCCAGTCATTGACATTGCCTATTATCGGTGTAGGTGCCGCAGCTTTAAAATCATTTGCAGACATGGAAAAACTGCAGAATGGTTTAATTGCCATTATGGGAAGTAGTGAAGGGGCTGCAGTAGAATTAGAAAAACTTAGAAAAGTTGCCGAGAATCCTGGTCTTGCTCTTCCCGAAGTTGTTAAGGCCTCTGCCTCTTTGCAAAGTGTAGGTATGAATGCCGATGCAGCTCGTGAAACTATTACACAGTTTGGTAATGCAGTAGCAAGGGCAGGCGGTGGTGCAGAACAATTTGATGGAGTAGTATTGGCACTATCACAGATAAGCGCAGTTGGTAAAGTTACACAGGAGGATCTTAATCAGATTAAAGAAAGGTTGCCAGAGTTTGCAAGAGTGATGAAAGACGAGTTTGGTGTAGTGACTGCCGAAGGAATTAGAGAGCTGGGAATAAGTAGTGAGGAATTTATAAAAAGGTCTGTTGGTGCTTTAGGTAATTTGGAAAGAGCCAATGGAGGATTAGCTAATACTTTTGATAATTTAAAAGATAATGTAGGTGCATCATTAGCAGAGTTAGGTAAAGCAATAAATGAAACATTAAATTTAGAGGCAGTTGTAGCTACATTTAGCGCAGGATTACAAAGATTAGTTGATGGTTTTAAATCACTTAATCCAGAGACGCAAGGCTTTATAGTAAAAGCTGGTTTAATTATAGCAGCAATCGGCCCAGCTATATTTATAGTAGGTAAATTAATAAGTACGTTTGGTGCATTAGTAGGTACTATAAAACTTATTAGAACTACTATTTTATTTATGACAACAGGAATACAGGCTGCATTTGCATCTTTACTTGCTAATCCTGTTATACTTGGTATTGTAGCTGCTATTGCTGCTATTGGTGCTATTGCTTTATATGTATACGATAACTGGCAGGCATTTAGTGATAACTTTAAAAACATTTGGATAAATATAAAGAACTCTGTTATGCAAGGAGTTACTTTTGTTTTAGGTAAATTAGATAATTTACAAAAAGCATTAGGTTTAGATTTATTTGATTTATCCGGTATGACAAAATACCAAGAACAACAAAGAATAGTTGCAACAGAGTTTAAAAGTATAGGAGATACAGTTGATAGTCTTAAAGGCAAGTTTAAAAGTTTATTCATGGCTGCACCTGGCAAAGCTACGGGAGGTGCAACAGATGGAACAGGTGAGTTAGTTTTTGGTGATGGTGGCGCACCAACAGGAGGAGGCACAGCAGGAGGTGGAGTTAAAAATGCTTTAAATACTCCAATAGATACAGTAAACTTATTACCTACACTTGATTTACTTCCAGAAAAATTAGAAAGTGTTTCGGCTGCAAATGAAAGATTAAAACAAACAAACGAAGATGTAGCTAATTCTTTTACTAAAATTACGCCTGCTATAAAATCTGTTGAGGATTTATTAAGTCCATTACAAAAATCACTTGTTATGGGTATTGAGGCATTTGCAAATTTAGCAGAAAGCGGATTTAAAAGTATGAAAGAATTAGCTGCAGCAGTTAGGCAAAGCATAGCGGTTATTATTGGAGATATGATTAAGGTTTTTGTTGCTAAAGCATTAGCAGGTTTACCTCCTACACCATTTTTATTAGCTATTGCGCCTGCTATTGCAGGTTTAGCTGGTTCGTTAGGAAAAAGTCTTATAATGAAAATAGGTGCTCCAAAGTTAGCCGAAGGAGGCTTGGCTACCGGACCAACTATGGCATTAGTAGGTGACAATAAAAACGCAAGAGTTGACCCGGAAGTAATTGCTCCTTTGTCAAAGTTAAAGTCAATGATGGGAGACATGGGCATGGGTGGCACACTGGAGACAAGGATAAGCGGAAATGATTTGATTATATTGTTGAACAGATCACAAAAGGGTCTTAGCAGAATACAATAATGGCTGTAAGGTTTGAAACTAC